CGCAAGGCCAAGAGATAAACGGGGTTTTTAAAAGTTAATTTAAAAACCCCGTGTGAGGGATGCCTCATAGAGGCGTAAGATCAGGTGCCCCAGCGTATATCGGGCGGCACCAGTCAGTGGCTCCTTATTCAGGTGTGCCTCTGACGACGTATTTACGGTCAGAAACGTCAATCTTACAGTGAGCAAATCCCTCCAGCTCACACCAACGTCTTAAAGCATTTAGACGCCTTTCATCGAACAGGTAGAGAATTTGATACGATTGTATTGTAGCTTCAAAATTCTCTCTTTCTATGTGACGTACAAGAAACGCGTGTTTCTGCTTGTACGATGGCTCGTATTCCCTTGAGCCAAAATGGAACCCACAGAATTCGTAGGGCCGGTCTTGATGCGTGACAACTTCCTTGAGAATGCAACCTGTTGTTGCTAGTGCTTCCCAGTAGGCCGGGGGCATGGGTTCTTGCAGTGTGTCGTCACCCATAGTTATGGGCGGCTTCCCGTAGCAACCCGACCTTTTCTCAGCTACATGGTGAATAATTTCTTGCATAACTGAGTTAGCAAAAATCGTAGCTTTCCAACCTGATGGAAGTCCACCATCCATGGTAAATCGTTGTCCTTTACCGACGATCACCTTGCGTCCCAGTATAGCTCGCATGTGATTGCGGAGCTGAGTGGAGCAAGTTTCGTTAAGGTCATCTTGAATATAGCAGATCAGATCAATAAAGACTTCTGCAAGCCAGTCTTGAACTGTCCAATCCCATGAGCTCTTGTCTGCTGACTGTTTTGGGCCATTGCCAACAAAGAAGTTGAAGTATGGTATCCCTTCAGTAGTGAATGGGGACCATCCGATCATGGGGCCGTATCTACCTGGGCACTTATAGACTAAGTCCATTAGCTCTCCCATTACGATTTCAGCAACCATTTGATCAGTGATGGAAACTCCATGTATTAACCTCCAGGCTCCCTGCTCTACCTTCTTTGGTTTGTGTGGCTCCGGCTTGATGAAGAGGTTTATGTCATTCATCTTGGGACCTTCTCGCAGCTGTTGCAGGCGAAGTATGACCTCCTTGTAAAGGATTTCAACTTGTTGTCCGCGAAACCCAATTCCTTCTTGGTATCCAAAGACTTGAGCATTTGTTGTTCCGATGCTCGTCCAAGGCAAACCCGGTGATGTCGTTGGGTCTACCACCATGTCCATTAGTTCTCTGAAAGTTTCTAATCCATAGTCGGTCCAAATGTCGTCGAAGCCCAGCGGGGCTTCCTCCACAGTGTCACAATTGAGATTCAGTAACTCCTCCAGACCATCAGCCCTTAGGCTGTGGTCTTCGGCCTCGGCACCTTGTTGGTGTTCAGAGGGGGTCTCTTCTTGGACCACTCGACGAAGCAAGGTTGCTTCTTGTGATCCTCCCAGGTATCCCCTTTCTTCACCTTGCTGTGACAGGCTGGACACTTCTTCATGTCCTTGACTTTCTGAGGCTCCACGAGTATGAACTCGTCCTCTTCGTCCTCTCGTAGCTCTTCCGACCTTGGTAATCCCTCCTCCTGTAGACTCTCCACTTCCTTCTCGTTCTCCAGCTGCATCTTCTTCAGCAGAGAGAGTGCCTGGGCTAGCGAATCTGATTGACTGGAGGTGGCACTTAGCATCTCGATAGCATTCGCGCAAACATCTTGCACTGAAGGCTCGCTCATCTTCTGCTGGGACCACGCAGTCTTGGCTGGCTTGGGCTCTTCTTTGTGTGTGGAAGGCGACACTGGCGGCAATTGCGGCTCTGTTGGTTTCGGGCCACTGGTAGCCACCTGTGTCGGGGAAAGCTTCTTCGACAAACCTGGGAAGTTTGACATAAGAGTTGCGGTCTGCTTCTCCACTTCGCTCATCTGGGGCTTCTCTGTCCGGATATTCTTGCGCCCCTCTGACTGTTGGGTCTGAGAGGCTTTGTGGGACAAAAAATCAGCTGCTGAGCCGAGTTGGAAGATTGTAGGGATCTGGACTGAGTATTTCTTGGCCATGCAGTCGGCGTAGTCCGATGCACCTTGCGGTTCAACGGGTGGGGCCGGTGCTGCGTAGTCTGGGTAAAGACGGTCTGGGATGGCCTCGATCCTCTCAAAGCCCTCGTTTGCAAACTGGAGGGCCTCCTCGATCATGTTCCTAGTCTCCTCATCGGCTTCAGGCATTGGGATCTTCTTCCTTTGCCTGTCAGCTCGGTTCTTATTTTGTAGATCTTCGTCAGAAAGTTGGGCAATTGTGGTCATCTTGGCAGACATTGCATAGCCAACTTGGGCAAGTTGGTTGAGCACGCCATTGATGAGCTGCTGGTTAGCAGCGAACTGCTTTACTCTGGCGGGTTCGTCCCGAAAGTGTCCGGAGAGAAACTGTTGGAGTGATGCTGCGAGAGTTAAGATTTGGGTCGCTCGTTGGTAAAGACCCATGCAGACTTGGGCTTCTTGCACCTGTTGATAGTCCACATTGGCGACAGGCCTTTGTGGTTGTACATTAAGTGCTTTCTGCTCCTCTCTTAGCTTGGTGACTTCCTTGGTCAGCTCGTTGATTTGTTCCCTAAGCTGGATTTCAGAGTCAGACAGTTTCGTGTCCTTGGGGGTTGGGTTATCGGCAGCTTGTGGTTGGATCTGGGCAGCGCTCTGAAGCTGGACAGGAGTGAGGGTGTAAGATGCTTTCTTGCTCTTCTTGTTAAGTTTGGTCACGATCTCATCAGTTATGTTGTCGCTCCAGAAGACATGTGTCCTTCCTTTGCGGTCCTTAACGCGGAACCCCTCATCAAAGTTGGGCTCTACGAAAGATTCAACATTTTCGATGTCGTCGCTCTCAAGTATCTTGTTTAGAAAGTCCTCGGATTCCTGCTTCTGAACGCCGAACCTTGAGTCAAGCATTGCGACTACCGGCTCGAGTGCGTAAGCCAGGTTGACAGCCCCACCGAGTGCGCACGCGTTGATGCCTACGACATTTCCCGCATGCTCG